CAATGGCATTAGGCGGTAAAACGCCATCTTTACATGGGTAATAAGGAGGTTGATGTAGATTATGAGGTAAAAGACATTTCCCGCCACCACCAGCCCCTTGATCATTTTGTGATTGTCCTTTACATTGTCTTTGATCTAAAATTACTTGTAATTGAAAAGAATAAAATGGAAATAAAACCCAAAAGACAACAACAGTGGTTATAGAAGTTGCCCAAAAAGCAGACCACGGATTTTGCTTTTTTTTCGGGTTTTTTGTTTTTATTAATGATGCTGTCACTTTTGGTGCTTTTTTATCTTTATGTTTTTTTTTGCCTGAAGTGGACATATATATATATATCTACAAATATAATTCTTTCTAAACTTGAATATTTTTGTAAACTTATTTAGATAAAACTTCTAGTAAGATATATATAATGAACTTAATTAGAGGATTGGTTACTCTTTTTATAGCTTTAATAATGATGAAATTATTTATTGATTTGGCCATGTTCTTATTTGTAAATAACGTTATTGCAGATAAAAAAGCAATGCATACTAATCTTCGAGGATATTAACATTTATTTAGCTATATATCTTCTAGACATTTTGAAAGATATATAATTTCATAAAGTAAAAATATTATTTATTATATATAGTAATGAATTTGATAAAAGTATTAATTTGCTTATTAATTGTATTTACGAGTGTTAAATTATTAATGGATGGGATCAGTATTATCAAAAATAATTCGGGTAATATGATTGAGGGTATGAATAATTTAAGTTCCACCGATCTCGCACAACGTTTGGAGAAGGAGGGAGAACAACACGCCAAAGAAATGCAAAAAGAAGAACAAGAAAGTCTTGCAAAGGCGGGGTTATTACTTCCTCAAGATACATATAATTCAAAACACGGTCATAAACACGATCATAAACACGGTCATAAACACAGTGATAAACACGGTCATAAACACGGTCACGAATTAGGACCAGGAGGTACTCAGCATTTACTAGGACCAGGTGGAACTCAACACAAACATCATCATAGTCATGGGAGACGTGTACCTGACGATAGCCATTCGCATAAATATAAAAGATTTATTCCAGATAAATTAGATCAATTGCCTCTCACCAAAAGGGTCTATGAAGAAATTGGAAAAGATTTCATGAAAGATGAAGCAAAAAAGCGTGGAGTGAAATCACCCGGAATTCATGACTCCGAGGCAGAGGTATTGGGAAAAATGGTGTGGCGCGTGTATGCAGCAGAAGTAGAACAAAAAAGGAAAAGTTCTCCAAAAGCGAACGATCAATTATTAGAAAGAGAAATACAATTATTAAATAAAGTTTCCAAAATAATGAAAAGTGATACCGATCATAATAAAGGAAAAGGTAGAAAACATAAGGGTATTACAAATCAAGCATCAAGTGTTTCCAATTGCGGACCAAGGCATTACGTAGACTCATCAAGAACAAATAACCTATATGGATATACTCCTCCAAATAGTAATGATATACATAGAGAACCCGGTCACGCATTCCAAGGGACGCCAATACCCGGAGCACCAGTATATCATGATATTTCTAATGCAATAGAACACTGTGAAACAGATAGAGCTTGTGGTGGCGTAAATTATGATTCAACAACTGGAAAATTCTTTTTGATGCCTGTTCACTCTAAAATTGTAAGACGGCCTCATTACACTGCTTTTATTAAGAAAAAACATAGAAGACACGTTAAACCAGATCATACACACGATAAACATTCCGGTAGAAGTCATGGACATCATCACGGTCAACCAAGTCCATATTTACCAGAAACCGGTATTGGATTTAGCGGAAGTCCCTGTCAAGGCAAAAATATACATCCTAGAAGCCCGAATGATATACCTAGACCATACAATTCATTGATGAACCTTTTCCATTAAAAATATTTATAATATATATATGAACGTATTTGGAACATTTGCTGTTTTTGTACTTTTATTTGTAATTTACCAATTTCTAAGCACTATGTATCATTATAGTAAACGTAAATTGCGCGAAGGATTTGATAATAAATGTGAATGTAAATCTAAAAATTGTTTTCCACCAACTTGTAGATGTGGCAACAACTGTAATTAAATAAAAATATATTATATTTTAGTATATTTTTATCGTGCAATAGACAATCCAATCCGTCCTCCCTGAATTTCGATTACATTATATCGTTCTTCAAAAACGCGTAAATCAAAATTATACTCATTTAAAGTCCATAAGTCTTTCCTTACACCTATTATTGCACCAGAAGGGTCGCACAATACATCTACAGTTGCATCATCGGCTTCACTTCTTGGCGGTTGAATAGTATTAAATTCGAACGTAATATATTGCCATTTATTAGTGTTTTGTGCGCCAGTAGGTTGATATATTAGTCTATTACTATTAGTACAGAAATTATAACAATACAATCCATATTTAGATATACCTGTTGTTCGATACCACTTTTCTATGAAAGCATATACGCCGGCTGCCAAAACATTTTCTCTGTAGTCCTGACCACATAAAATAGCCATATCCAACATGATATTTTTTTGATTTTTAATAGTCCTACAACCGCTATTATATAATTTAAACGGGTTGCTCTTTCCAGCGGTTGTATTAAATGGTGTTAAAGTAGTACCATCGATATTTTTAAGAGTAGGAACTTGGTCAGGATCGCCTTCATATTTAAAATTAGAATAGTTAAACCATTGATTTCTTTTATTCACATCACTTCGACGAAATCTCCACATATAACTACTAACCATATCCTTACTGGGTATGTCAACTCTTCTTGAACCTGTTACATTTAAATAATCCCATTCATATTGTTCTTTAATTAAAATAGAATGACATTTTTTAGCAATAATACGCCTTTCCTCCTCTCCTAAAAATATATATGTTCCTATCAAATGAATGTCTGAATTCCAATCATTCCTTCTATTCAAATATTGAGAATGATTTTCTTGAGGCGTCGTTGGAATTTTGCTTGGTGGTTGTATAAATTTCCATAATTGATCTGTTATACTAGCGCAATTAGGCGCTTTTCTCTTTAATATTAATTCTGGAATATATGGCGATTTAGTTGTGTCGCAATTTTGGCACGTCGGGTCTTGCTCAACGTCTAATATTGTAAATAGATCTTTAATTGGATTAAAATCTATTTTGATATGTATTTCCTGGTACTGCAAAGCAATAAGAGGTAATGCAGTTTTGGTAGAATAACAAAACCATGCCATTAAAGGTATATATAATTGTCTACCTCTAATTGAAGGTTCTAATCCGCTTGTACTACAGTCATCGTTGTATATAGCATTAGGATAATGACCCCAATAAGCTTCGGGATCCGTTAATTCTTTTGTCTGGTTATCACCACCAACCATTCTACCCAATAATGAGCGTCGTGCTACTTCATCCCTTCGTATAGCATTCATCATCCATTCCCCTGAATACTGAGCCAAAGTGCTACCTCCCGAATGAATAGTTATTTGTCTTATCATTGCAAATCCTATATCATTTATCCATTGAAATTTGTATGGTACATAATTTCCCGGTACTTTATCTCTCCAAAAGATCGGACTCCATATATCTGGCAAATTTACCACAATATAGGAATCCCATAAAAGTTCAGCATAACGGGGTATTTTAAAATTCATTTCAACAGCACTGTCAAATGACAATGTTCGTTGACCTTCATAATCTATTCTAAACCTCTGCATCCCAAATGGTGTAAATTTTTTATAGGAAGCTTTAAAAAATGTTGTACTAGGATTTCCTGTTAATATAATATTTGCTTGTCCATATGCAACCAATTGTAATAATCCGCCTGGCATTATCTAATATAATATATACAATTATTTTAAAGTGTTTAAATTCTAATTGTGTCTATTTAGGTGAAGATTAAAATATAAATAAATATTATACTAATATTATGTCAGACAGATATCAAGACGCAATTAAAAATACCCAGCGATTTTTATCACAATATATTTGGATCGGTGTTTTGCTAACAATATTGGGTGTATTTTGGTATTACCGAACACAAATAGGCAAGAAGGTTGCAAACGTAGATAAGATGGAAACTGCATATGATAAACCAAAATATGCTCCACAATTATCAAGTATAAATGCAAGCGATCCTAAATATAACGACCCTTTATTAAATTTCTATATTGCCAGCAGTTATAATTCTTGCTGTGCAGGAGATTTCCAAGATAGTTATGTTACACTTGATCCATTGGAAGAGATTATATTTCATGGTGCCAGAGTTTTAGATTTTGCGGTTTATTCAGTAGATGGTAAAGCAGTTGTGGCTGCATCACCATTTCAAAATCCAAATATAAAAGGAACATATAATAGTATCCCCATTGATAAGGTTTTACAACGAGTATCTCAATTAGCCTTCTCCTCTGCAAAATGTGCAAATCCAGGTGATCCGTTATTTTTACACTTTAGAATAAAATCAAATAGAAAAGATGTGTATCCACCATTGACATCCGCCATTAAAAGTAATTTTGCCGGTAAACTACTCGATGCTAGATGGTCATTTGAAGGTAGAAGAAGCAGTGGTCAGACTATAAATTTAACAATGCAACCACTCAAATCTTTGATGGGGAAAGTAATAATTTTAGCGCATCAAGAAAATGATAATTACAAAGATGAAAATAATTCATTTTATGAATTAGTTAATTTAGGATCCAATTCTATATATTTCAGACAATTACGTAATCACGCTGTACAATATGCTCCAAATATTGATGATTTTAAAGGAGAAACTGCGCAATCATTGACCTTAACAATGCCAGATTGGAGTGAAATAAACACAAACGTTCCAATTATTACACATCAAGCTTTAGGTTGTCAGATGGTTTGTATGAACTATCAAAATTTAGATAAGAATATGAAATATTATTTAGATTATTTCAATACTGGGGGCTGTGCATTTATCAAAAAACCAGCCAATTTATGCTTGACTGAATCCACAATCACATGTCCCACGCCACCACCAAAAGAACAATCTTTTAAAGGTAAAAAATATAATCTACCTATGGTTAATTTCACGATGTAAATTTTTTAATCGGCGTATATATTATTATGACAGACTGTAAAAAAAATATGTCCTTTGAAGAATGCGAATTGGCGATATTGCGACAAGCAGTAGATAAGGCTGATGTGATAGAGGGGGAACAGTTATTAAAAGATCCAGAAGTTAAAAGAATAATTAAAATAGTAGAAGAGTTCTTGCGTGCGCGAAAACTTATCTGTTATGGAGGCACTGCAATAAATGCCCTTTTACCCGTCCAAGATCAGTTCTATGATATGAATGTTGAATTACCCGATTATGATTTCTTCTCTCCGGATCCTTTAAAAGATGCGAAAGATTTGGCAGATATATATTATAAAAAAGGATTTACTAAGATTGAGGCGAAAGCAGGCGTTCATTCAGGAACTTTTAAAGTTTTTGTGAATTTTATTCCCGTGGCTGATATTACATTTTTAGTACCAGAGTTATATAAAAAGATTGCAAAAACCGCAGTTAACATCAACGGGATTTATTATACACCTCCTAATTATCTGCGTATGTTGATGTATTTGGAATTATCTAGACCAAAAGGTGATCCGTCTCGTTGGGAAAAAGTACTAAAACGTATTTCACTATTAAATAAAAATTATCCTTTAAAAGGTAAAAATTGTAAGTTTATTGAAATTCAACGTTTTTTCGATGCCGAGCATAAATTACCACAAGGTAAAGAGCAAACAATATTTCATGTTACTAGACAATCCCTTATAAATCAAGGCGTTGTTTTCTTTGGTGCTATGGCTCTTCAACTTTATATTCGTTATCTAAAAAAATTCAAATATCAAAAGTTTAAAAAAATTCCAGATTTTGATGTTTTGGCCGTAGACCCAGAGCAAACCGCTAATATTCTCAAAAATAGATTGAAAGATGCGGGCATTAAAAAAGTTTCTATCAGAAAAAGGAAAGGCGTTGGCGAGGTTATTGCTCCTCATTATGAGGTGTTAGTAAATAAAGAAACCATTGTTGTTATTTATGAACCAATTGCGTGTCATAGTTATAATGTTATTAAAATGAAGGGTAAAAATGTTAAAATTGCAACTATTGATACAATGCTTAGTTTTTACTTAGCATTCACCTATGTAAATCGTCCATATTATGATCCAAATCGTATCATTTGCATGGCTGAATACTTATTTAAGGTTCAACAATATAATCGGTTGTCTCAAAAAGGATTGTTAAAAAGATTTAGTATAAATTGCTACGGTAAACAATTAACATTAGAAGGTATTCGAGAAGAAAAAGCTAAAAAATTTAAAGAATTATCTAATAAACGCAACGGAAAAGAATGGGAATATCATTTTCTTAAATACGATCCGGCCAAAAAAGACGAGAAAAAAGATAAAAAAAATAAAAAACGCAAAACGCAAAGAAAAACCAAAAAAAGAAAAAGAAGGCGGAAAAAGCGCAGAACTCAACGCTTATTTAATTTTTAGATTATTTTATATTGATGTTTGTTTCAATATAAAATTTATTTTTTATGCGCGTGCGATTTTGCCTTCTCGTGCATATAAGTTTCATAGCTCAAATAAGCAAAACTGACTGCACCTACCATTGTACCTATAACAGAATACCATCCTTCTGGTTGATTCAATGCAACGCAAACTTGATTCGGTACTCTAAGCAATAACATTACAGTCAAAGATAACGAAAGAGCTACAGAATAAGGTTTATCATTTTTTACAGCATCTATTTGATGCATTGTACCATATATAGCAACAACCAATGCAATAATATGGAGATATCCGGTATATTTCATCATTGCCTTTGAACACTTCATTATATATATAAGTAAGATAATAATTAACAATGGCTACATACCCAAAAATCCCTTTCCCTGTCTTCCATTAAAACCTGTCCTAAATTATAATCATGATAATGTAATTTAAGTTGTTTTGCTTTTCCCTTTAATATTTCTAAGTTATGTTGTTCTAAAAATATAATAAGTGTTCTTTTAATTTGCGCACAAACATCCTCTAATGTATCAAAATAGTCCATATCAATATGAACTGTATATCCCGAAAATAACTCATCAGAAATTCTGAATATTTTAATATTTGTCATTTTAAAATATTAAAATCAAATTCTTTTAAGTGAATATAATGGATGAGGACGAACATAAGACTAAACGCCCTACGTGGGATGAATATTACAAGAAAATTGTAATTGCAACGAAAGAGCGCTCTCCGTGTGAACGCTTGCAGGTTGGATGTTTGTTCGTTCAAGATAACAGAATTATTAGCCAGGGTTACAATGGGTTTTTACCAGGTTGTCCTCATAATTCAATTGTTAGAAATAATCATGAACAAGCTACTTTACACGCAGAACAAAACTGCTTGGCCGATTGCGCTAAGCGTGCCGTAAGTTGTAAAGGTGCTACTGCTTATATTACACATTACCCGTGTATTATTTGTTGTAGAATGCTCTTGGCTGCCGAGATTGGAGAGATTAAATACCTAGATGATTATAAGAATGATGAATTGGTCGGATATTTTGCAACTCAATGCAAAGTAGCAATCACTAAGATTTAACGTCGTTTACGTCTTTTTGTCCTTCTTCTTTTAATTTTACGCTTTGTTCTCTTTTTTTTGTTTTTACGCTTCTTATTTGACTTACGTTTTTTACGTTTTTTCTCTTTTCTAGTTTTCTTTCGTCTTTTACCTGCAGCCTGTGCTGGAGGTGCTCTTTGTACAGGAGGAGGAGGAGTAGTTTGTAAAATTTTACTTCTCAGCTCAGCAAATTTTTCTTTCCCCAGTTTCCAAACGTCTTTTTTATTTTTGCCCACCACCCCAGGCGTTTTTGATTTCATTTTTTTCAAACTGTCTTGTTGTTTTTGAGTTGCAAAATATGTATCAATAAAGTAAGGGCTACCCGTCGCAACTTTAGCTAAGTAAACATTGACCTTGTATCTTTGTGGTGGTTTTAATAGAGAACTAGATAATATAATTCCTTGTTTTATAAATGGATCACACATTTTTATAATTGGAGCTAACTGCCCACTACCTACTGGTTTTGTACATTTATAATTCTTTTTTTGGGGATTTAAAAATAATTGGTTTCGTAATTCATTCTTTTTCTCCTGAGATAAATTTTTGAATTCCTTTTTTGTACTTTCCTGTTCTAACGCAATTGCTACTTTTGTTAAAAAATCACCAATTTTACCAAATGTATCAACCGCAACTATCAAACATTCCGCCAAGTCTTTTCCTCCGCCTCCTACTTTTGTCATGCTCGTACCCTTTGTTTTTTGTTCGGATAGGGCGTGTCCACCACCAGTTCGAACAAAATATTCCCCAGCATTACCTAATGCGTCTGACACGGCATCCGCTGCACCAGACAGTGCATTTGAGGTTGCTTCTACTGCTCCCGCAGCCGCTGAACAAACTGCATCAACCGGTGCGCTAAATGTACTTTCTACAGCTTCTCTTGCAGCTTCTCTTGCTGCTTCTCTTGCGGCATCATGCGCTGCCGTAGCAATCTCGTCTGCAACCCCATCTATATATGGTGAAAATAATGATATAATCGAATCTTTTAAACCATTTAAAATCTCAGTTAAACCGTCGTACTCTGGAAATGCTATCCCTAAGATAGCGTAAAGTGTTGACTTTAATTCTTTCAAGTTATATACTGCAAAGTCAAATATAGTTTCAATAAAAACCCTTATATAATATAAAATATTTCCAGCAATTACAGTTCCTTGTACTAAGCCACCGGTTATAAATGTTATAAAATTTACGTAAGCTAGGGCAAAAATAATCAATGTCATGCTTTGCATTGTACCTCCCAAAAAACCACCTATCATCGGCGCAGAACCTCCAAGCGCTCTCATTATCCGTGAACTAGTCATTGCAACTTGATAATAAATTTTATGAACCAATACTAAAACTACAATGATTAAACTAATCAATGATAGGAAACAATATACTATTCGCATAAGTTCTGTTGGAGGAGGTATGCACTCTGCCATTTTGTCTTGAATCTTTTCGAATCCTTTTTTTAAATCACCATGCATAGCATCGACTCCTTGTTGAACACCTTCAATAGAGGCTATAGCTTGCATGACTCCATTGCCTATTTCATCTTGATTTACCAATTCCTCAGCATTCATATTTACTAAGGTATTAAGCGCTTGTTCGACATTAGTAAATCGCTGATTTACCTCGTCGCGAAAACGGGTCTGTTCTTCCGAATCCTGTTGTCGCTGTTGTTGATGATATTGTAGTGGGTATTGCCCCATCGGACTATTGTCATTTGCAACCGCTGGTGGATACTTGTAGTCGAATAAAATTCTTTCTTGTAAAAGCTTTATTAGTTGGGTTATGTTTTGTTTTATCGTTCTATCCGTACAGTATTGCTGTCGTTGACGAAGATACATCGCTAATTGAGTCAAGTAGCGATTATCATTTTTATTATTATTATAATTTGTAAGTGCTGTATTATCCCCATCTATGCAGGGGGAATCTTTAATTCTTGTAAAAAGATTTTGTTCGCTTGTCAAATTAGCTTGCGAAGCCATTATATAGTAATGGAATATAATTAATTACAACTCACTAGCATACTTACTAAGCTTCATAATAAAATAAAAGCTTGATCCAAATATAGCAGTCTTCAAAACATAACCACCCATGCTCATATTTCCATCTTTATGAAACATGCTGGGGAAAAAATGAAACAGTTTTTTCTGCGTGAAAGGCAACTGAAATAATAAAAACAATGACATAATTAAAATAGGCATTTGTAACTCATTATAAAGCATATCCAATCTATCTTCCTGTTCCATCTTTTGTTTTTTCTTTTCAATGATCGTCTCATAAGTATCCTCTTCTTCTATGTAATCTTTATTTGATGGATCTGGTATATAGTTTGGCTTAATCTGTTGATCTTGTGTAAATTGAGTAGTAGGCATTGGTATATCTCGAGATGCTAAACCTGTCATACCCTGCATATGAGCCTGTTGTAATCCTTGCATTACTTTATTCATGGAATTGGGATCTACCTGAGCAGGTGCAATTGCTACTGCTGAAGAAGATCCTGGATCATTATTAAGAGCGGTTTGTGTCGGCGTTGGTTGATGCGTTTGTGCCACAGGCTGTTCTTCCGAAACTTGCATCTTAATATTATTAGATGACTCCGATGGAGGTCCTGGTAATGAATCAATGCTAGTAGAATCTGACATATAATATTGAATTATATTTGATACAATTCAACATTACGCAAAACTTAAAATCTTCTTGTTTTGATCACATCTCTCCGCTTTCTCTTCAAAAGTATAACACTTTCCATCAAAATCAAATATCTGTCCCTTAATTTTATTTATATGAGGTGCGTGAAAAACTAAGCAGGATCTATCATTACAAACCTTTCTAAATAAAGTAGCCAAACCCAATCCTAACAATATGGACATTACATATTTTCCGACTTCACTATATATTAATCGTCTTAAATACATCTATATATATATTTCAAACATTTCATTTTTGAGCTTCAAAAGTTTGCATTGGATATCTTCTAACTAATTTATTGTTATTTGGACATTTAACTTCATTTGCCTTAAATCCAAAGCATGTACCGCCTTCATCTTTGAATTGTATTTTATCTATATTATCGGGATTCGGATAAACATAAATAACACCTGGATTTGGTGCTGTAATATAAGCTAGAAATAATCCTATTGTCAAACTAATGATAAATACCGGTACACTTATAAACTTCATATATAGTAATATCTCATTTTATTCTTTGATTACCCCATCCATTGTCATCCACGGATCTTCTTCATCCGTATCATCATCATTATCATCTTCTTCATCCGTATCATCATCATTATCATCTTCTTCATCCGTATCATCATCATTATCATCTTCTTCATCGGTATCTTCATCGTCATTATCACCATTCTCTCCGGAAGTAAAAGTCATAGGATCGATTTCTATAATCATACTTTTAAGTTCGTGTTCTTTTTGAATTAAGACGAATTGCCCCTTTTCTTTTAAAACTGTAGTAATTTCATACAATGTATCACGAATAATTTTCATTATGGGTGTTATTCTATTTAGATATAAATCAATCGCATCACTTATAAAGCTTCGCCTTTCATCTCCATTTGTACTATTGGTATATTCAGAAATCATTGTTCTAAATTCAGAAATCAACCCTTCTAGTTCGTTTTTTTTAGTTTGGATATATATTCTTTTATCGATAATAGTATCCTCTAAACCATCGACACCTTCAATTTCGACTGTATTGAATTTGTCTAGAAAATTTTGAACCGTTATTTTATAAGACACTAAATCCTTGTATTTATCTTTTGTTTCATTAAATGATTCTTCCATTTCTTCTTCTGTTACTAAGCCAAATAAAAGATTGTATTTAATTTTACTGATATTAAACTGATATAAATCCACGTCATGGTTAATTTTATCTAATAATTTTGGAGCATATTCATATGTACCATAATTAATCTTAATATTATATGGACATGGCGATGATGTATCGCCACATTTAGCTTCTTTTACTCTACCGATAGAGGGAGTAAAAATAGTCCCTACAGATCGTTTACAACCTAAACATTGAGGTTTAATTTTTTTTAGTTGTTCTCTTTTCTGTTCTTTGCTTAATTCTGAGTCATGAAGAATTCTATTTTTTGCAGTATTATATTTTGAATCATATTTTTTCTTTTTTTTATAAAATTGTTCCATCTCTTCTTTAGCTGTTGTCATTTATATTTAAATCTTATAATAATTTTTATGTAACATCACAAAATTACTTTCAAACTTAGGAAGGGTTGTAATTATTTCATTTTGTCTTTTCTTTTCCTTTTCTTGCAATGCTTTAATTTTTTCTAAAACATATTTTTTTTCTTTTTCATGTTTTTCTTTTTTTTCATCTACAGTTAATTTGGTATTTTTTTTGTAAACTAAGATTATCCCTAAAAGTGCCACAAAAAAAAACAATAATCCTAAATTCCACAATACATTAAAATATTTGGTTTTTGTTTCATTGCATTTTTTAAGAGTTGATCTCAAAAAATAACTTACCCCCGGTTCAGTCAAAGTCGGTATATGTGGAGTATTCATAAGTTATAAGGGCAAAAAACAAAAAAATATAATACATAAATAGTATATATGGATTCAAGTACATCGAAATTAACTAGTTCTGTTTCTTTAATTATATCAACCTTTTTAGGATTTACAACTATATATTTTTTATTCAAGGGATATGAAATGTCCAGTGCAGGACCTCAAGATTCTATAAGCACAGCAGCTTATACATTAGGATATTTAATTGTTATAGTACTTGTTCAGCTAGCATTTAATTTTAGCAATGCTCAGGCGGTGTGTAATGGTAGTTCGCAAAATCTATTTTCAGTTCTCATGTATACATTCATACCTAATTTTCTTGTTTTAGGAAGTGTAATTGCTTTAACATCGGCCTTCCCGGGCTGGTTAAGTCCGTTTTCCAATACATTTGGATACTTATTTATATCTTGTTTAGGTTTATCTAGAAAATTCAATTCATTGATAAATACGAAGGGTAAAAATAAACTATTAACTGAAATTTGCGAAGATCATTCTTTGGTTATAAATGAAATGACTCCAGATAATTATATAGATTTTATGAAGACTCTTGCCGATGAGAAAAGTGAAGGTGGTCGTATTTTAAAGCCGAAATATGATGAAGAACCCGGTTATAATGAATTATATAAACTTGTTGTAATTAAAGATTTAATTGCAGAATACATTTGGTATGTAATGGCAGGGTTCCTCACTATATCAATATCATCGCATTCAATAGCAAATATTCAGTGTGAATACTCCACTGAAGAAATGAAAAAAACGGCTATGGATTTACAAGACCAGGAAGAAGAAATGCAAGCAAATCAAAAGAGTCCAAGTCTTTATACTGTGACTAATTAAAATGATAATTTTGGCATTGCTAAATAATAAACCACAAATAAATAGGATAGAATTGATACAATAATAGCTATTAACCAAATAGGTAAAACTGTTTTACCTTTGTAACCTAATCCAAATGGTCGAATAGATCCATCTTTTTTATATAAAAATGATGGTGCACAGCATTGAATTATGTAAAAAAATACGATAAATAATAATATAGCGACTGATGTTGTATGTTTACGAATAAATGATCTATACATTGTCTTATATAGATTATTTTAGAATATAAATTTTAGAATATACATTATAAATCTCTAAAGATACAATGTTTTTGATTTAGATTTCAAATAAGTGTAAAATAACATTTATGAAAATACCCAGTAATTTTATGTACTGTATAAAACCGACAACCTCTATAACAACACAAAACATCAAAAATATATTTCAATTCATTCATGACTGTACTAAACTTTTTTTTATGCGTGGGTTTCCAGTTGAGTTGATATGTCTTAACAATATCCCATAGTTCATTTGGTAAATAATACATAATATAGATTTAATGTATTATTTAAATTATTTTTTTTGATTTTTCTTGTTATTACTATCGTTTTCCATTCATCTCCATTGAAAGTCCACAATATTTCATAAGTATACATTATTAATGGGTTAGAAAAAATCTTCAGGACCATCATCATCATCCCCTTGTTGTAATATAGCATTACCTATTTCACTCTGCATTCGTTGATCTTCTAATTGTTCATTTGCCCAGTCCATCTGATAAATTTCTCGTGTTCTCTCAGTTACTCCATCTATAGCATTAACCTGCATTTCATTTAAAGCATCTACTTCCAAATCGTGACGCTCCTTTTCATATTGCTCTTCGTCATAAACAAACAACGCTCTAGTTTGACCTAGAGACCAATCACCTATCTTATGATTTTTCATAATATCCTGGACTTTTCTTTCTTCAACCGTTAAATCGCCAAGATTTTTAGTAATTTTTGATTTTTCCTTTTCTTTTGATTTGTTGACTTTGAGATTTATTTCTTGATTTGAGATATTAATAACGGATTTTTGTGTTTGTAATATTGATATGAACGCTTTGAGGATATTACTTGTTTTTTGTCTTAATTGTAGAGCGCGCCCTCTTAAGATATCTTCTTCTAGTCTTTCGCCAATAATTGAACTACTTTGCTGCACAGGTCTTTCTTGAGTTGAGTACACTTCAGTAACTTTAATATATTCATATAAGGCTCTCATAAGTAAAAATTTCATAATTCTTTTTAATATATCACCATCTAAAATGGTTTTTACCCTTGGTTGTCCCGATTCTAATCTAATATCAGCGAAAAATGGCAACATGCGTGAAATGGCAATAATAGTATTGGATATTACAGAATTGCTTATTTCAGTCAACATGGGTTTTATCTCTACATCACCATAAAATTCGTATAATTTATTAAATTCCTTTGAAATAATATTTTTTACATCTTTAATGTGAGTATTACTTAATTTTTGAGCACCTTTTGTCCAATGAACTGGAACACTGGGCGATTTATAATCTGTTTTATTGCCCCCATCTACAATTATTGTCGGGTATATTTGTAAAATATTTTTAATATATGTATTCGCGTAGTTATAAAATGTTTCAGCAGTTTCATCTTCTAAACTCATATAAATATTTTCACCTTTCAACTTCCAATTACCAATAGTATTGAAAAACTCAGCTATATTCATATCATCTTCTAGATCAGTGTAATCAATTATTTCAGTCATTAATTCATCCGTCTTTTCTTGTAAAAAAGTCGAAAGGGTATTCATTGCATTTTCATCTTCTCCTGTTGGTTCTAATAATACATCATATCTATCAAGTATATTCGTCATTAAATTCATGAATGTTTCCAAATCTGTTCCTTCTATATCACTTAAGACATCGTCATTCTTGATTAAATTTTCAAAGCTGATACGTGGAGATATCACATTTTCATTCATATCCACTTGAACTGTATTCGACCGGTTTACAATATCCATTAGTCTTAAAAAATCATCCATACTGTAATTTTTCCCTTCTCTTTTTAATATTTCAATCTTTTCCATGATATTATTTGCTGATTTAAACTGACTTGAATTGGAACCGCATATCCTTTCTAATTGTTCTGTCAAGATAAATCCTGTATTATAATAACAAAATCGTATAAATGCTCTATAAATTGTACTCTCAGAAAAGGTCTTTGGTACGGCAGGATATTTAAGTTTGGTATTTTGAGGATCAAATAAATAAAATGGAACAATTAAATTTTCAACTGTAGTATATATCTTGCCATATTCATCTACATTATTATTCATAATTCTAATGGCTCCCTCTTTTTCTTCAAAATAAATACGGGTTACCCTTGATCCATTATTACAACACGCGTTTTCAACTAGAAGTTCATTTTGACTATTTGAAAGAAGCAATGTCTCTTTATTAATAACTCGCTGAATCAATTCTATAATATGCATTGACATTGATGTCATTTTACCATAAAGCGTCGATATTCTTTCAAATTGCCTTGAGTTCGCACTTTCAATATCTCTTTCCAAATTTTCTTTAAAATTTGCGGGCAGAGGTTGGGTATCTTTTACGTTAAGAGGAAATAGTGGTGGTAAAAATGTCAACCAGCGTTTTACGTCAAATTCCATAGGAATTTCTTCGCCAGGGGATTCATTCTGAATATATAGTAATTTTGCATCTATTTTTTCTGTAGTACTTCTATTTTTGAGAATTTCTTTATCTATAAGTTTTTTAAGCTTTTCCATAAACGTTTTTAAAGTAATAACTGCTTTATCTCGAGTTAAACGAGGTAATCTCTGCCAAGGTCGAGTACTAGATCTTAATCGTAATGCACAACAAGCTATATATTTTAAGGCCGAATAATCACCGGGACCTTCCAAAGGATATCCTGCAAATGATTTTGGACCACATCCTTTAAAAGTCTTAGAAGTGATAATTGATGGCATCATGGTCTGGGTAGCAACTAAAAAATATCCTAATGTAAGAAGCAATAACGCTTCATCATGAATGTCAATATAGGACCCCATCCTTATCTTGCGCTTTTTTGCTGCTTTAACCTTTTGCGCATAAAGATCTTCAGATGGTAAATAATTGTCTAATGTTGATTCAACATTTTTAATAATAAACTCTTTGTTAGATCCAATAGAAACACCCATTTGTTCTTGTAAGGTATTTATCACATTGCTTATCATTTCGCCATCTTTTGATTTTAATGTATCCGTAGGTCTGAAAGACATGTCCATTATCACATCTCCTATATCTTTATCTATTAAAGCACGGGATACTATTTTATAACCAGCATCATCAAACCCTTCAGCATCATCAAATTCAATCATGCGAATAGTATATCCCGAATACTTGTCAACGATTTTGTCCCCGTCGTCGCTAATTTGACCTCTTTCAGCCACCACTCTTTCAAGTACTGTCTGATAATTTCCCGAAAAGAACGCGTCTGCTAGTCTTTCATAGAAGGTAGGTAGTAACTTCTTTCCAGTTTTAACACAATACAGCCAAGTAGAATCACCACCTTCAGCTGACCATGATAATGGTTGGCAAAATTTGCCAATAAATTTTAATATATCCGTTTGGCGTTTTACAAAATCCGTATGTGATAAAATCAGATCTCGCAATTCTGCATAAGGCGAAACTTCGATATTTCTTTCGGGTACCGTTTGTCCAATTGCAAATTTGACTTCATCGTATCTAACGGAGAGAAGATTATTAATTAATTGCAACATTTTTATCCTTTTACTTAGATAAATCTGCTGTTCATTTGCCTTTGTGGAAATCTCGCTTTGTTCCAGATGTAAATCCTCATCAAACTGTTTAAGCATCTCATTTAAAAGCTGTTGTTTTAATTTGGTTTTATTGATAATCATATTGTCACATTCTTTATTAATTGCCATACAATTCTTTTTGAGATTACAAAACATTGTTGTATTTATACTCTCACCATCATATTCAGGTTTGCGAATCCATGTATTATTTTCATCACGTATATAATAAATATTCATTCCCTGACCATCTGTCAAATAACAATAATCACCTTTCATAACCAGACGTTTCTTTTGGATCATAGCCATAGCTTCTCGTCTAGCATTATCATCGGTAAGTCCAACGTTTGTTATCAAATGATTCAAAAGAAATGCATTAAAATCGTTGGGTGACATGCGAGCTTGTTCTCCTTCAAATTCTTCAATAATATCATAACGAGTATCATCATATTTAGTATCAAAATAAACTTCAACATTACCATCATCTTCTTTTAAATCATCGATGTCTAGATAATATTTTGCAAGTACAAAATTTTTACACTCTTTGTCATCTCTTGTTTCTTCAACTCCACGCTCACTTTCCAAAGAATCAATTTTACTTTTAATAATTGCATCAACATCCATTCCTACAAATAAATCAATATCATCGATAACAATTGTATTCGTAAAGAGAGAACCATAATCTGCGGTATAAATACGTTTTATAAATTCGGAAGTTGAAATTTTTTCTCTTTGATTTGTTGCAATTCCGGATTCTAAATCTACAACAGATAATTTATATGCCATTTCTGTCTGTTGAGTTGTAGGATTGTTCGATTCAAGTAAATTAAACAGATAACTGTTTTTAAAACCCGTATTGAATACACTTGAATTAGTGGGGTTTTTATATTGATGTGAAGTATAATTCAAATAAGATGTATTGTTCTGTACTAGATGTTTTTTGAATTTTAAAATATTAGATCGCATAAAATTAACAATCTCCTCATACTGTTTGAATGTAATATCATTTGCATAAACCATGAACGGTTGTAACTGAAACAAAATATCTAAAAATGATGTAGAATTTTTATAATACTTTTTCATCATATTAAACAATGAGCGCGTTCTAGGAACCATATTATTCAAGAAATTAGTGTAGTGTTCTTGGTTTCTATCATCCAAATTAGAGGTTTGTTCATAAATAAACATTTCAAAATCTTTGAGAAAGTTTTCATTATCTGTTTTTTCAGGTATCTGTCCCTGATCTATACTATTAATATTAATATCTGATGGAGAATTCCGATTCAAATAATTAAAGTAAGAGAATGGTATTAAATTCAAGTTGGATTTAAGTAAAATATTAGTTTGTGGAAGATTTATTTGAGAATATCTAACAAATGCTTCGGGCAATTGAAGGTATCCCAATAATGATAATCTATCTCCCGGGGTCAAATCTACTAAATCTGGTAATAATTTTCTTTTTTTGATGTCGCGGATAGTCGGTCGTGTCAAAGCTTTTTCATATCTCCCCATAACAAGCCTTTCCTGTTGGAATTTATCACCGCAAATAACGGAAGATAACACGTTTTCAAAATTTCCAATAATTACATTCATAGTTTCATTTACACGATCCGAAACTAATATATTATTCTTAATATTTGGATCTACAAATGGTGTTAAGTAACTATTTAATGCTCTATATAGATATTCATATTTGTTTTCACCGTCAGGGACAGTATTTGTCATATATTGATTAACAATCTCGTATATATTTGTCTGAGCATTATCCAATGTCGTTGAAACAATATCCGAAATATCATCTTCATCATCAATATTCATGTTATAGATATTTTTTCGGTTTTTGGCAATTGGTAATAACCAATACAGTTTTGCATTTAAATTTTCTAAATTTTTAATTAATGGTTTATAATCAGCTGTTTTTGTATCAGGAATATCATATTCACCATCGTCTGATAATTTTGAAAATTCTTGTCGAAGCTGTTGATATCTTTCCACCATTATATGAATTGATCTTAATACCTTCGTATTTCGTGCAGAAGTTGGAATTGTGGAGAGAAGATCGTTTAATAAATCATCGCTTTGTGTCTCTATACCAAATCTTCTTTCTGATTCACTAACAGGCACTTCTTGCGTAATTGCCCCCAATTTCTCTCCAAAAACAATATCATCGGCATCTAATAAAATTTCTTTTCTTTGTGTTGCAATGTTTGGTAGTGCAATATCCACTTCCACGGGAGAGCTCTCTATATCTTCATCTTCCTCTCTAATTCCAACTATCCCAGGCATATCAACGCTGTCTGGCGATAGCTCTGGAAACTCAGGAGAAGGCGTCGGTTGCTTTTCTTCATCTATCGGAGGAGTAAAGGGTCGTATTGAATCAATGGGTAAATTCTTAGGTATACCCTTGTACTCAAAATCAATATAAATTTTTTTATTACCGGGCCAAGTATTTATTTCTATCATATCTTCTTCTAAACTGGTAATTTCACCATTAATTGTGGCAGGCACATCTCCGCCAAGTTGAATTGTTATCCATGTTCCTGGTAAAAGATTGTTCTGTCTAGCAAAACCTTCACTTGCGGGCTTACTCAAAATTTCAATAGATTCTATAGATTCATCGTTTAAATTCCCATCTGTTATTGTAAGTGTTGATTTATTTAATGTATCAACATCAAGAATATCTATTTCATTTTCATCTAAATATTGAATCAAATATATTTTATCATTTATGTCACTATTTGATGGTGCTATTATCTTAATAACCTCTCCTAATTCAAAAAATGATCGAGGGGGATCAATTATTGCTTTTTCTTGTACTTCAGACATTACCTTATAATTAGAGTAGAAATTAACTTCTGAGAATGGTACTTGAAAATAAATTGATTCGTAAATATTATTAAAGAGATCCTTGCATCATAAATCAAATGCAAATCAGATATAATCTTGCAAATACTGTAGACATTCAAAGACTCTATAAAGATAATGAGTATGCCAAAGAAATGGGAATTATTGTAAAACAGCAAAAAAGTGATCAAGTAAAAAATCTTGAAAATAAACTAAGAGAAGTAGATAATGATGATGAAAACTGGCGTGAAAAAGTGATGGCTCTTAAATCTGAAATAACTGAAGCTAAAAAATCTGAAAATAATATTTATTTGCTTAAGTATAATAAGAATGATTTGAATGTTACTAATCAAAAAACGCTTGGCCTTTTCAGATCAGTAATTTTACATAATGACAAAATTATTTCATTTTCTCCACCAAAATCAATCGATAATGAAACCTTTCTTGCAGATGCATTTGATAGTAAAACTACATATCTGATTGAAGAATTTGTAGAAGGCACGATGATAAATATGTTTTATAATACTTTAACACATGAGTGGGAAATTGCTTCGAGAAGTAGTATTGGTGCGCGATGTTCATTCTATCAAGACAAACAAATAACTTTTAGAACTATGTTTCTTGAAGCGATGAATCGACTGGGATACGAATTTGAAAATTTTAATAAAAATTTGTGCTATTCTTGGATTCTACAGCATTCTGATAATAGAATAGTTGTCCCATTCACACAACCTAATATTATTCTATGTAAAGTATATCAATGTCAAGATTTACTTGTAAAGGAGATATCATTGACGGATTGGGATGAAAATATCTTTGTAGCAACAGTACCATATGAAATGCCCCGACCTCTAAATAAAGTAATTGATTGCGAAGGACTTAATTTTAATGAAATTAGAGATAAATTTTATACGCAGAATATGGATTATAAAATTATGGGCGCAATCTTTGTAAATCCTAATACTGGCGATAGAACCAAAATTCGAAATCCAACGTATGAGCAGGTGCGTAAACTTAAAGGCAATAGCCCTAAACTTCAATATCAATACTATAATCTGAGACAGATGGGTGCAGTTGGCGATTTCCTTAAATATTATCCCGAACATAAGGGTACATTTGACCAACTACGTAAGCAAGTTCACAATTTCACATTTAATTTGCATTCAAACTATATTAGATGTTATATCAAAAAGGAAAAACCACTTCTAGAATTTCCTTTTGAATATCGCACACATATGTATAACTTACATCAGTACTATTTGAATGAACTGCGTCCAGACGGAGTAGCTGTAAGAAAAAATGTAGTTATTGATTATATTAATAACATACCTTGTAGTCATCTTATGCGTTCGATTAATTATCCTCTTAAGAAAAGAAAGGTTGATGAAATTAAATCGGTTGTAGAAAATTTGAAGGAACAAGTAGAGGTATAATTTATAAAGAAGTAAATTAATATTAATTAATAATTAATTTACTTTTCAAATTCACTAGCAATGGTGGAGTAAATTTTTATTGCCTCCTCACAAGCATCTTCAACATCAGATTTTACATCATCAGATGATGTAAATGAACTTTTATAACCAATACGAATGAAACTGGTACTGTCATGGGGATGATTTTTTCTAAATCCCACATAGGTGGCTGTTTTAGATTTAGCATAAAGATCTCTATGTAAAACATATTCAATAATTTTGCCAACAGTATATCCAAACCCATCTAGTAAAATCTCAAAACAATTTTCGATAGTTGAAGCTGCCTTCGTAATCGTCAATGTTTTTTCAGATGCCAGATTTTTAATGAAAAGCAACTTTTCTATAATAATTTGGCAAGCTTGTGAACAAATATCATAATTTGTAAGAACACCTATTGTTTCTATTTTAAAATCAAAACTATCTTTGATAAAGAATCTTTTCGCATCATGATTATAATAATCCATTTCTTTAAGCGTTAGCACTTCTGGATCCTTCTCTTCTTCAGTAAATGATGTCAACTTATTCTGCCATCCATCCTTCTGTGCAACTTTATCGGGCGTATTAAAATATGTACAACACGATACTGTATTATACATACCATCTTCGCCAGCTGTATGTACAGACATTTTAGCAGTAATTTTAATTTCTTCGCCAGGGACTTCATTTGAAATTTTAGGCCTTAATCGAGCGAATAAAAGGAAATCATTAGTAATAGGGTCTGGTGGAAATATTTTTCTTACCGTGCTCTCATCGAGATATTTATCACTTGAAATGTTTTTGACTTTAAAATCTTGAGTAGTGAGATACATCATTTCATTTGTATCATTTTTTTTATGTATCTCCACCAATAATTCATTATATGGCATTTTAAGATCAGGAATATGAATGGGGATACAACCCAATCTTTGTTTTAGTATCTCATTATTAAAACGAGAAGTGTTTGTGATAAATTCTGCTTGATTTTCATTATGAGGAAATGTTTTAAATGCTAGAACAGGTATATCTGATAAAATAGTCCGCCTAAGACCATTTGCAATGCTAACATTTATTCCCGCCAAAGTGAAAGTTAAAGTGCCACCCACTTCATCCCTGGCACTAATATAAGTATCTAATACTGCGCTTTGGGAACTTGATTGTTCAACATCTTGAGAATAGGAACTCATGGTTATATAATTATATACATATAATTTCTTGTTTAATCAATTTTTTATAAACTATTATTTGGGTTTAATTTAATAACCAAATTTCATTCGTAATATTATATGAGTGCTGTATTATATTATAGTAATTATTGTAATCATTGTAAACAACTATTACTTAAACTCTCCAGAACAAAAACTAGAGATGATTTACACTTTCTTTGTATCGATAAAAGAGAAAAACATAAAGATGGAACAACACATATAATTTTAGAAAACGGACAGAGATTATTATTACCACCAAATGTTAAAAGCGTACCCACTGTTCTATTATTGCATCACGGAAATCGTGTAATTGATGGTTTAAAAGAAATTAATCATTTTTTAAGCCCCGGAGAGGTTGAAATTAATAATAAAGCTACGGGTAATAATGGAGAACCTTTAGCATTTTCCATGAATGAAATGGGTAGTGGATTATCTGACAATTATTCATATTTGGATATGTCCGCTGAAGAGTTATCAGCAAAAGGCGACGGTGGTTTAAGAATGATGCATAGTTATACTGGTTGGTCGGAGAATCAGAGTATAGCCACGCCGCCAGAAAATTATGTTCCAAATAAAGTAGGAAATGTTGATATGGGAAAACTTCAAGAACAGAGAAATTCTGAAATTGCGAGTAAAAGATAACAAAAACCAAATTATTTAAAAGAACACCTACATTTAGTTTATAATGAGTATTATTAAGGCATTCAACTCGCATTTTATTGAATTTTTGGATGATGTGCTAACTGTTTTTCCTGGTGATAAGAATGTTAAGACATCCAGATATTATATTAGCGGAGTTATGAAAATAAATCCAAGCATTGTTGTAAAGGCTTGGCATCAATATTGTGTATTACCATACTCTACACAAATCGAAAATGGGGATTGGTCTTTTTTCATGGTAAAGGATTATAAGAACGATATAGGGCAAAGTGATCAGTATAATTCGGAAAAGGTTCTCAGTGCAATTGAGTTAATAAAAGATAAAGCTTCTAATATGTCTGAAGAAAATCAAAAGAAGATTGTCAAATATCTTCAAAATTTATCAAAATTAAGTATAATGTATAAAGGATAAGTTTAATTTAAACATAACTTTTAGTTTAGATATATAATGTCTAAAGTAAAAAGCGAGGATTCAACAATTCCACCTGAATTTTTGAAAGTAATGAAGGATTTCATAACTGATATGATTGCCACCTTTCCCGAATATGAAGAGTCGCTTAAAAAATTAGCAGTTGATATAGTAGAAAATGAAAAAAATGAAGAACCATCGAAAGATATAGTAAATTTGTTTAATCATTGTAAAGAAACCTACACCCCAAGATTTTTTGATTTATTATATCAAAACAATGAAATATATAAAAGTGATCAAGCTATTAATTTTTTGCCTGGTATAGATTTTAGAGATGTGTGGAAACAAGATATTACAGAGAAAACAAGACTAGTTATATGGAAGTATTTACAATTAGTTTGTTTTTCTATTGTAAATTCGGAAAATAATTCAGATTCATTCGGCGATACTGCAAATTTATTTGAAGCAATAAATGAAGAAGAGTTAAAAGGTAAATTAGAAGAGACCATGGAACAAATGTCTAAAATTTTTGATATGAGTGGAAACGCATTTGAAAATGCTGACGGCGAAGCGGGTATGAATATGGAAGACATGCCAAATCCCGAGGAACTTCATGAACACATTAGTGGACTATTGGACGGTAAATTGGGGCGCTTAGCGAGCGAAATAACCGAAGAAACAATGAAAGATTTTCAAGATATTTCAGGAGTAAACTCGGTAACAGATATTTTTCAAGTGTTGTTTAAAGATCCTGGCAGATTGATGAAAATGATTAAAAAGGTTGGTGGAAATCTTGATGAAAAAATCAAATCAGGAGAGATTAAAGAAAGTGAACTCATGGAAGAAGCTTCTGAATTAATGAAAAAGCTTCATAAAATGCCTGGAATGGAAAATATGCAAAAAATGATGAGTCAGATGGGAATGCCAACAGGTGGTAAAAATTCCAAAGTTAATATGGGCGCGTTTCAAGGTCAAATGCAAAGGAATATTTCAAAAGCAAAGACAAAAGAAAGACTGCGTCGGAAATTAGAGAAAAAAAAGAAAAATGCACAGGATGAACAAATTAAAATTTTAGAAGCACAATTGGCTGCAGTAAGAGCAGAAAATGCCAATCTTTCCAACCCCAATACAAATAATGTAGTAGGAGCACCGACAGAAAATAAAAAGAAGAAGAAAAAGCGAAAAAGAAAGAAAAACAAAACTAATTTAGTAGACAATGACCAATAAAAAATAATTTAAATTATATATATAATGACAAACACATTTTGGTTAAATAACCCTGCTATATTATTTGATAGCGATCATATAACTGAAATATGGCCCAGTAGCAACTTAGACTATGTTGCTAAGTTGAACGCTGTTACACGATTAGTGATCCTTCTAACTATTATAGGTTTTTTTACTAGTGGATTTTTCAAGATTTTAGTGAGCGCGGGCATTACTTTAGTTATAATTGTAATGATGTACAAATCAAAGAGAAAAGAATCTGTCAAAAAAAAAATAAAAGATCAGATAGTTAAGGAAGGTTTTACAAATCCTAATTTATATAAAGCAACAAAACGATCTTTTACAACCCCCACAGCAAAAAACCCGCTAGGGAATGTCCTTCTTCCCGAAATTAAATATAATCCAAAAAGACCTGCAGCTGCGCCATCATTCAATCCAGAAGTAGAAAAGGAAATCAATACTAGCGCGGGAAATGTTGGTCCTGATCCAAGATTATTTTTAGATTTAGGCGATACTTTAAGTTTCGAACAGTCAATGCAAAGATTTTATACTACAGCAAATTCGAGAGTGGCGAATGATCAAACGGCTTTTGCGAAATTTTGCTATGGTGATATGCCTTCGTGCAAAGAAGGAAATGGATTACAGTGTTTGAAAGATAATCCCAGATGGATTAATTACTAAGAAAAATAATCTTAGGTATAATTATATAGAAATGGCTAGTGTATATAATTATAATTTTGATAACCTTACAAGAATTGGCGACGATACTTGTGGTATAACAGCCCGCGAGGCTCAAAACAATGAAATGGGTAGTTATACTACTACTAATTATTTTTTGAAAGAATGCGGTATGAAAAAACCAATTGCTTTCGCAACCCAACAACCTAGCATGTTTTACAATGGAGGGTTTGGTCCTTGTGGTGCAGGAGGTTGTAATATTACTTCTGATTCCAATCTTAAGATAGGAACAATACAAACACATCCAAAATGTAAAATTAGTCTTCAACAAAGACCATTTAGCACTGTGCCTTATTTAGGACGTGGCCCAGCTCGTCCTGTTCTTGAAGCTCGACTTCAACAAGGTGCAATGATTAATGACACTAAATCTTGCAAAACTGTTACAGAGACATCTTTCAGCAAATATACGCGTACGCCTCTTTTGCCTACTGTACAAGCTACAATTCAAAATCCTCATAATCTTGTCGAAGGTGTTGCAGCTGAAGGGTGGATTCGTGGCGGACTTCCTTCTCGCGAACTAACTCGCGATCAAGACTATCTTGAAAGGCAAACTCATTCGCAATAATATAAATACTTAAACCCAAAGTGAATAAATATAATAATGTATAATTATTCACTTAATTTAACATATAGGGATAATAACGATACCGTTTATCGCAAAGAAATTTTAGAAACTTTTAATTTAAAAGAGTATTCAAATAAAATAAACGAAGAGATTGATAATTTATATGAAATACATAAAAATTATTACATCGATATTATAAAATCTATTCAAGAATATCATCCAATGGCACTAGCGAGTCTTGCTTTCGGAAAAATGAAGGACAAAGAGTGTTTCATGGTTCTATTTTCATGGGATTATTTTTATGAAAATCATCAATACCTACATTCGATAATTAATAATTTAGACGACATTTTAGTAAGAAAAAATACATTAATTGATAAGATTATATCAAACAAAAAATAATATTTCTTTATTACATATTAATATGACCGACACAAGTTTAAAAAATTCAAAAGGATGGTACTGCCAAGAGCAAAGAGGGATTCAGCGACAATTTGATACTAATATATGGAAATTTAAATGCATTTCAGAGGATACTAGGTTTCCATGCGCTGGTATCAACATGCCAATGATGACAAACGGATATAATAACAATGTACTTTCAAATAACGCATCAGATATCGAAAGTGCTTTATTTGGAATAGGATCTACTAATTTAGTAAAACAAAAACCGGTTGTGAAACCTGAATTAAATTGCATGGGAAATGTTAAATTCTTCAATCGACTAGAATCAATAATGCCAAAACCTTTAGTTGTAGAAAAATTTCAGAGACCAATTGGTCCCTTCTCATAAACTGTTACTAATTCATTTGTAGTAAAAAATAAATTTTAAAGTATTTTTTATTATATTCATATTCTATATATTAAATGTCATTTACTAGATTTAATTATGATGATTGTAGAACACAAAAAATACTAGAAGAATCTACTGGACCTGGTAGATACATGCTTAACAAGCCCGGTTGGGGGAATAAACCTTGTTTTTTTGAAGATCCTCAAATCAGAATGCAAGGATGGGGTGCAAATCTACGAAAAGTCCCCGAAGGAGCTCCTATTGATATTGATAGCGATTTAATTGGTATTACTCGTCCTTTATCAAAATGGTGTTCAAAAGATGAATATCCTAATTTAGGTGTTGTAAAATCAAAAAGAGTGCGATATCCTACATGTAGCAAAGCTGTTACCGATCAATCCAGAGCCACTCATCCTGCGTGGAAGTATAAAGATTTAGAACAAAATCACCGTTATATACTATTTTTAGATCCGCAAGAAAATACTTGTATTCCTTTTCAAAATAATCTTAATACTAGAATTTTAGAAAAGGATTACTTTGTAGATAAAATACCCTGCGAAGTAAAACAAAGAGGACAACCAATTGGTGTTTATGCGGGTAATCAACTTCCCAAAGCAACCCTAAAATAATAAATTATCAATGTAGTTAATTTATTGTTTAAGAAAATATATTGTTTAATATATAATGGCAGAGATTGCAATACCCATATTAGGATTAGGAGCTATGTATATTTTATCTAATCAAAACAAAGAAGAGGAACACCCTTTTCAGGAGAAATTCACAAATCGATCTGGACCGGAAAGAAAAAAATTGCAAATGGGAAATGTTAAAACTGGGGTACCCGTAACTCCTCCTGTAAATTTCCCAGTACAAACATTTGCAGATGTTGGCGATAATCCAGCAAGTTATCCCGCGCCAAACACGGCCACGGATAGATATTATAGACAAGATGTTTATGAGAAAAAAGTTGAAGCAGGAGGCGATCCGACAAATTCAATGCTATTCAAATCTTTATCTGGAGATTCTGTACAAAAAAAAGATATTAAATTCAATAATATGGTGCCTTTTTTTGGGTCCAATGTAACACAGAGAACAACTAAATTTGGCGGTAATGAAAGTATTTTAGATAGCTATAGTGGATCAGGATCTCAGGTTATTCATAAAAGAGAACAGGCTCCTTTATTTGCACCTCATGAAAATCTTCATTATGCACACGGGACACCGAGTACATCTGATTTTATTCAATCTAGAATGAATCCTTCGCGTAATATGTCTAATACAAAACCGTGGGAAGAAATTCGTGTAGGACCAGGTCTTAATAAAGGATTTACCAATAAAGGATCCGATGGATTTAACGCCGGTATGGAGGCTAGAGATATTTGGGTTGATAAAACAGTTGATCAATTAAGAACTAAAACAAATCCTAAAATTACATTTGGTTTAGGAAACCACGAAGGGCCTGCAAATTCCGTTATAAAAAATAGAGGTATTGAGGGTAAAATAGAGAAATACAAACCAGATACATTTTACTTGAATACTCCAGATAGATGGTTTACAACTGGTGGACAAGAGAAAGCTCAAAGATCTAGAGCAGAAGAACCTCTTCAACCCGAAAATAGACCATTTACCACAAGGGAATATTTTGGAACGGGCGCTGCCAATCAAGGAGGAGCCAGTACTGGTGGTAGAGTTGAAGAAAACTATAGACGCAGTACTAGACCTGAATTAGCACCTGATATTAAATACCCTGGTCAAGCACATAATTTAAATTATCAAACCGGTTGGAAACATTTAAAACAAAATTATGGTAAATCTGGATATAAATCATATCCCAATTCCAGAAGTACCACTAAGCAACCAACTGAATTCGGTATAGTAAATGGGTGGATGAAAGCAATCGTTGCACCTGTAATGGATGTACTAAGACCTTCTAGAAAAGAAAACGTTGTTGGAAACTTGAGACCAAATGGGAATGCTGGCGGTGCTTATGGTGTGGATCAAGCGCGAGTATGGAACCCTGCTGATAGAACTAAAACCACGATACGCGAACAAACATCAGAAACTTATGATATTGCTCAACCATTCTATAAACATGAAGGTGGATATGCTACCAAAGAGTATCAACTTAAATCACAAAACCGTGCTACCACTGAAGGATCCTATACGGGTAATTCCAGCGGATCTCATTATGGTGCAAGCAATGGTCCTGTATATAACGCAGCATACAATGCGCATTTGAATCCAAATAAAGAAAAATTATTAACTAATCAGATAAATCCTGGATGTGAGCCTCTATTTAATGGTTCGCAAAATGTACAAATTAGAAAATATGGATCTACAAATCCTGCATCTGGACCTGTCAATATGCCAAAAGAAAGCGGAAATGTAGCAACTTATGGTGAGATGGGTGGTAGAAATATAAGAGGAGCTACTATAGAATGTACGAGAAATCAATCAGATATATTAACTGCGTTTGATAATAACCCTTTTACACAGCCTTTGAATAGTGTTGCATAATTTTAATATAAAAGGATTTTATGAATATTTATAAATGGATATTCATAAAAATATAAAAAATAAGTTGCATTATTTTATCAAAACAAAAAAAATTCCTCATATTGTTTTTCATGGCCCTTCCGGATCAGGAAAACACGCGTTATTAGAGTACTTTATATCAAATATTTACAAATCTATCGTTAATTGTAATAAATACGTAATGCATATAAATTGTGCTCACGGCAAAGGGATTCGTTTTATTAGAGATGAATTAAAATTCTTTGCAAAGACTAATATTCAACATAAAAATGGTAATATTTTTAAAAGTGTTATATTATTTAATGCTGATAAATTAACGACTGACGCTCAATCTGCATTGCGAAGATGTATAGAACAATTTAGTCATACTACAAGATTTTTTATAGTTATTGATCAACATGATAAATTATTGAAACCAATTATTTCACGATTTTGTAATATACACGTACCGCTTCCGTTAATTGATAAATCTCCAATGAGTCTACACGAATACAAAAAACGAAACTTCAATATCACATTTAAAGACATGATGAATCCTCGACAGAAATGGCTTTTAAAGTCAATTAATCAAAAAAAGCATTATAGTAATATAATCAACTGTTATAAATTTACTGAAAAAATATATGAAAAGGGCTATTCTGGGTTGGATATTATGGAAGTATTAGAAAAAATACCTAAGATCGAAGATATTAAAAAATATGGGCTACTAATGCATTTTGATAAAATTCGGAGAGAATTTAGAAATGAAAAACTCTTTATTTTCTATATATTAACACTTGCATTTTTGCGTCCGAAAGAAGATTTAGAAAATATAAAAGAAATGTAAAATGGATGATTTTAATACTAATGTCCTTTCTGAAGCAAGAAATGAATATTCGTCTAGATTATTGAATATTCTCACTCCTCTCGTAATTGAGGGTTTTAGTTCTATTTTTAAAGAAGCATATGATTTATGTGTTAAAAACGAAGAGCACACCAAATATCTGATGACGTTTCAAAACTTTTTGACTCGAGTTCCCAAATGGAATCAGGAAATTATCAATGTCGAAACAAATAGAATCGTAACAACTAGTAAATGCGGATATCTAGATGATATTCTTACTTGTGTTCATATCACACAATTGAAAATTTTAACAAGCATCCGCGTATCTAGTAAACAAAAAAAGATTGATATTGATATTCCAAAACTACCAGACTTTATACATAAAGTTTATATTGAGTGCGCCAGAAAACTTTATAAAAATGTATATTTATTTGAAAAACACATCATGCCATTACAACAGCAGAAAAACATGCGAGAATGCGAAATCATAACTCGAGAATGTATTTTAAAAGTTATTAGCGATAACATGCCTGTTGAAAAAATTCTAAGAGCATATATTGATCAAACCGAAGAAGAGGAGATTGTAGAAGAAACCGTTGAAAAATCAGCAGAAGAAATTAAAGCAGAAGAGGAAGAAAAGAAAAAATTAGAGGAAAAGGAAGAAGGGGATAAAAAGACAGAAGGGGATGTCGCTGATGCAAGTGAGGAAACTGCAATAGTTGTTAAAACTGATGATAATAAGGAAGACGATTTAACAAAATCAGCCCTCGTGATTAATTCTACTGAAGAACTTCCCGAAGGTGATTTAGAAAATAATGCAACTTCATTAAAGCCATCGGATAATATTATTCCAGCATCACTGAAAATTGCCACTGAAACAGTTGCACCTTTGAAAGCCATCCCGATTACAACAGAAGTTACAACCTCTCCAAAAACATCAATTAGTTTTAGCAATAATGATAGCGTAATGAATTATAATACAAAAGAGTCCCCTACTAAAATAACAACGGCTAGTAGTGCTCTGGTTTCTGCTCCAAAAACACTCGATAGATTAGAAAAAATTAGTCATGAAAGAAACGAACAGAGAAAATTAGAAGAGGAAGAGGAAGACGATGATGATGATTTTAATCTTGAAAAAATTAAAATATTTGATAATTCACCAAAATTAGACGCATTGGATATTCAAGTGTTAGATGGGCAGCTAAAATTAGAGGATAAACCTATACTTGAAGGGGTCGAAGTTTTAAGTTAAGTGCGGAAAAATCCCAAATCTATTATTTATGAATAAATATAATGGACAACAATATGTTTATTCAAGGAATTATTGTAAGTTGCGTTTACCTTATTTTTCGATTTATCGAAATGAGATTTATTATCAAAGAGACAATTCCATTGAAAAAATTAATGCGCGATACTTTAGTAGTTTATATTAGTTTTGTTTCCGGAATATTTGTTTATACCCAAATAGAACCTATCAAAAATATAACCAATGTTCCTGTTGTATTTACTAATAGTCCAGATTTTTAATTAGGTTTTGGTCATAATTGTTAATGTTATCAAACATCCAATCAAAACGCCAAATGCATCCGACCACATCGGTATAGTATTATCTGGAGGTATAACTGTTTTAATAGAGTGACTAACAAATGTACCAAAAATAACAGCCAATACGCTTGCATAAACCTCTGCTATACCGGCGTCTAATAAATTACCTTTTGGCATGAATACTTTTAAATATTTTAATACATACCAAATACCTAAAACATCAATAAGGCCTATTATAATACCATATGAAACTCCTACAAATATTGTTTTATATGTTATAGTTTCGCCATTATTTAAAAATTCTGAGAAGGTCCATGGTTCTTTTTTTTTAGCTTTCCTAGCATTATTTTTTAAGGCGAATGCTATTAAAGACATGCCAGCTACCGATAGTAGTGAAATTGCTATAAATAAATACCCCTTAGCTTTCTTGTTCATATGATATATATTAACAAGAAAAATCATGCATAAATTGGTAGTGCATCAATATCAATAAATTTCTTTTTGCCACATTTCTTCCTATTTGAAAGAAATCGAGAGAATACAGGGTTCGATACTTGTTTTTGCGGCGTATGATTATGAACAGATCGGGCAATCATCTTATATAATTTAAAATCGGGATATCTTTCTTCACCACATTTTTTATATAAAATATTTCTTCCTTTATCATCACAGCACCATTCGCTAATTAATGCTGCTATTGGATCGCCACCTGTTTTAATATCATCTATATCATCCATAAAAAAATCGTATAACGCGCAACCCAATCTACATAAATCAAACGAAGGGTTGGGGTCTAATCTAGGTTTCTTATCATTCATATATGGTTGACAATTATACTGCGTGGCTGCATCACCTTTTGGATGAAAACTATCACTACAAATAAACTTACCTTTAAATGAATAGATTGATCTGCCAAAATCTATTACTTTGAATAATCTCCCATAAGTAGGTACCTTATAATAAACTTTATTGTATCTATAGTAAAGAAATTGTTTGTCGGTTTTATTAAACATAATATTATTGGTATGAAGATCATTGTGCGTAAAATTAAACATCTTTTGATATGCTATTAGTGTCATAATTATTTGAAATAGGCAAGATCGCCATTCATCATCAGATAATTCTTCGCCTAACAATGAATCAAGAGTCGCTTCCATCTTTTCCAAACAAATAATTTGTACTGGAAAATCTTTGATAATTGCATTGCAAATAATATCAGAATCCATACTGCTAAAAGAAGACATAGACCCTTCTTCATCTTCATCACTGGAAGAAGATGACCCCTTTTCATTCGACCCATCTGAAGTATGCGATGAACGGGATGAACAAGTAGAGCCACTTTTTCTACTGCTGTTATTTTGAGCATTTTTATTTTTTAGATTAAATTCGAAGACTAAGGCTTCCGTTAATTTTACAGGATCATTATTAACAGTGGATGTGGTAATAAACAGATCATCGAAATTCTCTCCATTCAATGAATATACGGATTTATTGCTAATATTTTTATCAATTCTCAATTTTTTTTTATAATTTCTGGTATCTGCGTCAAAAAACATCTCATCGTCAATTGCTTCAATATCAAATAATTTACCTTTCTGTTCATGGAAATACTTGCTATCATTTAAATATTCTAAATCATCAAAAATATTCATATTGAATTTTTCTTGAATTCCTAGAAAAGAACCAAAAAAGTCCAAGCCATGAATAAATTTATGATTGTGCAAAACATTACTTGTTAAATAAGTAAAAAACCCATCTACATAAGCCGAATTATTAGAATCAAGTACTTTAGGGTGGCAAGTATTTTGAGATAATTTTGGTAATGATTTTTTTGATTCTTCGGTTAAATCCCCGTATTTTCCGACCATAAATTTAATAGGATCAATCAATGGAGAAAATTTAAAAAAAGCTTTGGCGCTTTTTTTATCATTTTCCGATTTAACTTGACAATTATATGAATTTTTTTGTTCTGTTTTTTCTAAATTTGTAATATGATATGGTTGATTTAAATTGATATTTTGATAATTGGTTTCTTGTAGATTAAAAAATTTTCCATATAATGGAATATAATTTTGAATAGTTTTAATTTTATTTAAATCAAATTCTTTGAATAGTGCTGAATTATCATTTTTTTTATAGTAAATTTCAAACATTATTATTTATAGATAAAAGAAATTATTAATTTTAACTGGATTTGTGCGTAATTTATATATAAAATATTAAATAAGCATATAATAACAATGAATTTAGAACTAAAAAAATTTGATATGAAAAATATCTCTTTTAAAGCAAATGAAGCGTCCGGTCCAGTTATTGTATTAATTGGAAGAAGAGATACAGGAAAAAGTTTCTTGGTGAGAGATTTATTATACTATCATCAAGATATTCCAATCGGAACTGTAATTTCAGGGACAGAAGCTGGCAATGGTTTTTATGGTTCATTAGTTCCTAAATTATTCATTCATGATGAATACAATACTGCCATTATTGAGAATGTTTTAAAAAGACAAAAAATGGTGATAAAGCAGGTTAAAAAAGAAAAGACGGCGTATGGTAGATCGAATATAGATGGGAGAGCCTTTTGTATTCTTGATGATTGCTTATATGATAATTCTTGGTCAAGAGACAAATTAATGAGACTCCTTTTCATGAATGGTCGTCATTGGAAAATTATGTTAATTATTACAATGCAGTATCCTCTTGGTGTACCGCCAAATCTGCGAACTAATATTGATTATACCTTTATTTTAAGAGAGCCCTATATTGCAAATAGGAAAAGAATTTATGAAAACTTTGCTGGGATGTTTCCAACATTTGAATCTTTTTGTCAAGTAATGGATCAATGTACAGAAAACTATGAATGTTTAGTTGTATCAAATAATGCAAAATCCAATAAATTAGAAGATCAAATCTTTTGGTATAAAGCTAGTGCGCATAGAGACTTTAAATTGGGAAGTAAAGAATTTTGGGAAATGAGTAAAAATTTGGGAAGCGACGATGAAGATGATAATTATGACCCAACTGCTGGTAGAAAGGGTCCTACTATTAATGTAAAGAAGAGTAGATGGTAACTAAATTATATTTACTTTTGTAAATTCTCCACCGCCTAAACCTGCTATTGATTCATACTTCTTTCTTGAAAATGCTTTATAATCAAAAGAGCATTTATGATCTTCAAATGGAAAATGTTTTGAACAAAATGTACAACCGCATCTACATGTTTTTGTTTGTTGCGTCAAATTAAGTTTTATTCTACAACCATCAAAACCGCATCTATGAGTTTTCTTTTTTTTCTTTTTATTTTTCGGTTTTTTTTTGGGGGCAGGTGGAGGAGTTTTGATTTTACTACTATTTTCCATATTTGTTGGAGTAATTCTACCTTTTAAAGAATTTTGAGGAATTTCAGTTGGAGGATTGGGTGTTTGATTCATGTATAATTATATAAGATATTGGTTTTATTTTATATAATTCGATTAATTAATTTCAATTTAATACTTAATTGTCCCCGTCATCATTGTTATTTTTTTCAGAAATGGTCATATCCACATTTGCTGTTTCATTATCTTGCTCCATCTTTTTGGCCTCGGCTTTATCTGTTTCACGCGTTCTAATATTAGCTCCCTCAAACAACTCTTTTCTAATATCCGCCGAACTTATAACCTCCTTTTCATTTAATTTGTCCTCTGTACTTGTAACTCCAACGCCTACCAAATTTCCGTCCTTATCCACATTTTGAGTTAATTTATTACCACTCTCCTTAGCAACTTTAATATTCTCTTCAATTGCCTTTCTTTTAGTCTCAGCAACGCGCTTTTCGAATTCATGTTTGGCCTGTCTTTCATTTTTATTCTTTTCATGCATAAGTTGATTAAGTTCCTCCTCTAGGTACTCAACACGTCCTGTTTTATATGCTTGTGGATCCCAAGGCATCCACATCCCAACCGGTCCCACAAAAACATCGTGATTTGGATCAACTTCTCTCAATAACTTACATCTTAATTCTGCCTCTTCTTGTGAAGGATAAGATCCGCGAACTTTAAGTCCACGAGTATTTGTCTGGAATGAGTATAATTCATTAAATGTCTTTTCAAGATCCTCTTCTTTAGCATCAAGAAAGTTTTTATAATCATCTCTTATTGTCGTTTGTACAAGATCTTTTTGTTCGCTTTTCAAATACTCTTGAAAATCTCCCATCACTTTGTCAAAATTCATACTGTATTTGTATGATAAAAAATTCAAAAATGCAGTAAATTTCTGTACGCCTTTGGTATAATCCCAATGCTTTAGGAATTCCTCGAAGAAAAATAAATCTTTCTTTTTCAAAATATTATCAGGACTTACAAATGAAATACAGGTAAATTTTTGTCCAGCAACTGGCTTATCTTCATCAAGCAAATCAACATATTTAGGATTAGACGTTCCGTCCGCTAAATTTTGTTTTTCAAAGGCTAATTCTTTAGTCATTTATATATTTGAGTAGCTTATTATTTTAAGTTATTTTTTACAGCTTATAATTTTTTTTTCTAGAGATTATTATATAATGCTCGGTGAATTAGGAAGTCTCTTAGATCTCGGCGAACTTATCCGTCGCGTCGTCAAATACTTAGTTGAAGGTATCATGGTAGCAATCGCTGCCTATGCTATCCCAAAACGCTCTCTTAACTTAGATGAAGTTATGCTCATTGCTCTTACGGCGGCGGCAACCTTCTCCATCTTGGACACTTATGTCCCTAGTATGGCAGTTGGTGCCCGTTCCGGTGCCGGTTTTGGTATGGGAGCCAATCTTGTTGGATTCCCTCGTATGTAAATAATAGTTTAGTATAATTCTTAAAACAAATTATACTTTGCAATTCAAGAAAGGATATTTACTATCTAATTTAAATATAGCTTG